CGCAGTGCTAGCCCTGGGTCTGACTCCCGTCAGTCCCGGCCCTCTTTGTAGCCTTGCCTGAAGCCGCGGGCAAACTGGCGGGCCAGGCTGTCAGCTCTACCCGCAACAACTCCGGTGGTTGACGCGACGCCGCTGATGGACAAGCCCATGACGCGCCGCCACAGCCAGCGGAGGGCGCGGATGCACAAGATGAGCAAGAAAGCGAACAGCAAGAACATGACGCCGCGCATGGCAGCGTCCATGAAGGTGTAGGTGTCCACAGTGCGCTCCAGTTGGAGCGCGCAGTGTAAAACTAGATGCGTCGTCCTCGCACAGTGGCGAAGAACTCACAAGCATCGACGTCCGCCGTGATGATGACTTCATCACCCCCTTGCAGCACATCATTGCAGGGCAGCTTCTGCGAGAAGTCACTGAGCTTCTTGATCACGTAGTCGCCGATGGTGTAGAGGTCCGTGTTGGCACGCCGGTAACGTCGATGAGCAGCGCGCACACCAGCACGCAACCACGACATGACCACGGGCTGCAGCGTGTTGTCGAACGGCGGGTCGTCGCTGAAGTTCCTGGCCACATCAGCGAACGCCTTGGGCACGGCCAGACCGATCACACGCTCGGCCCAGTCCTGATCGCGTAGCGGCCGAGTAGCCAACGGCCGAGGATCGTCATGGTCATCGCAAACCCAATCGGTCATGGCGCTTTCGATGACCATCGCCAGATTTTGCTCAGGAGACATGTAGCGGTTGGCGTTGCCGTCGATGCGGATCACGAGCATGGCGCCTAACGCCATCAGCTCGGCCTCCGCCGCGTTGCACTGCGGCACCAGGAAGTGCTCCAGCATGTCGTGACCGACGCGCTGGAACGGATCAGCGCCTTTGATCCAGGTAGGCATGAAGCCGAATTCGCCAGACTCGTCTTCTATGTACTTGAAGCGGCGCACGACCCTCATGACGAAGCCCAGCCGAAAAACAACCAGAGGTTGTTGCCCAGGTCGATGCAGCCGGCCGGACCCCACTTGTCATCAATGCGCGAATCGCCGGTGTCGATCAACTCCTGGGCGTATTCGCGAGCGGTCTTGCCGGGCGGCAGCGGGATCGTGATGTAGTCGGTCTTCTCGGCGATGCTGCCCGAATAGCCGCTATGGCCGTGGTCGTACAAGGCCTGGTCGCGAGCAGCCTTGAACGCAACCGCTGCGGTCGCACCCTTAGCGGTTTGGGTGAAGCATTCAGCTCCCATGATCGAATCTCGAACGGGCACAGAGCCGCGGCACAGCCGCTGCCAAGTGCTTGGTAGAACACAGCAATCAGACTCGACGACTCACCTTGACATGGTGGGGATCGTTGGTTCGAGTCCAATCGCGCCTACCATCTACGCCCGGTGAGAACCTGCTTCTCATCGGGCCGCTAGATGGCTTAGAACAGCGTGAGAGTGCCACTCGAAAGCTCTCGAAGGCACATCGAAGCGTCACAGCGCCTTCTTCCACTCCCGCTTCACCGCCGCAACCAGGCGCTTGATCGAAGTCGACAACGCCGGCGTAGGGTTCTGGTTGAACGCACGCTGCGCCTGAGCCAACGACTGCTCAAGCGCAGTCGGCGCTTCGAGCGCATGGAAGATCCGGTCCAGCAAGTACCCGGCCTCGTAGTTGACCTTGACCAGGTACATGTCATCGGGCTCGGGCTCGCAGTAGAAACTGATCGAGCCCTCGATCAACGCCGAGACCACAGCGACCGCTTCGGCCTTGGTGGCACACCGCCGCGCCGTGGTCGGCGTCTTCTTGCTGATGATCAGCACGGCTTCACCTCGTCAGGCATCTTGTCCACGGCAATGGGATAGACCTTGCGGTCTCGCTCGGTCGCTTTGCGAATCGTGACCCAGCCGATGCCGACCCACTCCTTGAGTAAGACACCATCGACCACGCGGTTGTACTCCTTCTCGTTGCCAGTGGTCATGCGCAAGTTGCTGAGTTCGGAACGGAGAACGTAGATCACACCTTCTCCATGTCGGTGGCCAGCCGATGCGACATGTACGTCGGGAACCGCGGCTTGTCCTTGACGCCATGCGTCATGTGTTTGAACTTGACGACGTGGCCGACGATGTCCTTCGGGTTCTGGAAGTAGTGTGTGGCTTCTTCGACCGACATCTCACCGCTGCCCACCGTGATCGGCAAGCCCTTCTCGAAGAGCAGCTTGCCGGTGAGCGGATCATGGAAGTCGGCCAGCATCACGCCTTGGATCGAGCCGACCTGGCCGTTGGGGATCATGCCGGCCTTGGCACTGCTGCGCTCGGTACGGCCCAGCGTGTTCTTCTTGGCTTCGTTGCCGTTCATCTCGCCCTCGGTGATGCCCGTGGCGAGAATCTCGGCATCGGCCCACGGCTTGACGCGCCACAGCTCCTGGCCCTTCTTGGTGGCGCGGCCGGGCTTGTAGAACGCACGCGGGTTGCGAATGATCGTGCCCTCGTAGCCCTGCTCGGCAAAGTCAGCAATCTGCTGCTTCAGCACCTCAGCGCTATGCACGACGATGCTCGGCACCTTGCCAAGCCGCTCGTGATCAAGCGCCAGCAACCGCATGTTCAGCGCTTCATACCGCGCCTCGTACGGTAGCTTCAGCGTGTGTTCAGCCAGGTAGTCGAAGCACCACCAGTGCAAATCGGGCATGGTGTCCACGCCCTTGAAGCGGCCCATGGCCCCGGTGGTCAGCGAGCACAACCGGTTCGTGCAGTTGGGCTTGCTGCCCAGCGTCATCTCACCATCCAGGCCGACGAAGTGCGGACGGCTGAAGTAGTCCGTGATGCCATAGCCAGCAAACGGGTCCAGGCTGCGGCCGGTGAGCGTGCCGTCCAGGTTCATGGCGCGCACGCCGTCGATCTTGGGCTGCACCCAAACCGGAAACTGCACAGCTTCGAGGATCGCGTCTTCGGCGAGTTGGGGCTTGATGTTCAGCATCACTTGCCCTCCACTTCAGCCTCGGCAATGAGTTCACCCACGGTTTTGCTGATCGCGTGGCCGGCGCCATCAGGGATCGTCAAGCCATTGACGAACCCGGAGTAGCGTCCTGACAAGGCGCGCAAAGCCGTCACCTTGTGGTGGCCGACCATCTGCACTGCTTCGGCATCGAGTGCTTCGCAAGCAGCCTTGAGGCTGTCCATGCGGTTGCAAAGTTCGTCAACATCACTCATCAAGTCGCCAAGCGCGTTGACCTGAGCAATGAAATTGATCAACGCGTTCTTGCGCGCGTTAGCCTTGGTGATGATGTCTTCGTAATCGATCTTCATGTTTCTTCCTGCTGTTGTCTGCAAAGCTCGCCAGATGACTGGGCGCGTGATGGGCGTAGTTCATGACCATGCGCAGGTCCGACCAGCCGCCTAGCTTCTGCAATACCTCGATAGGCGTGCCGTTCTGGATGTGCCAAGTGGCCCACGTGTGGCGCAGGCCGTGCCAGGTGAACCCCTGGTAGCCCCCGGCTTCGTAGCGGCCCACACCGGCCCGGATACAGGCCGCCATGAAGGCGGTCTTAACCGAGCCGATGGGCTGGCCTCGGAACAGGAACACATGCCCGGCATGGGGCTCGGGCAGCGCCACCAAGAGATTGACGGCGTCTATCGAAAGCGACGCAGCGATAGCCTCGCCTGCCTTGTACTGCCCACGCAAGTAGGCGATCAGGTCATCCTCCAGGAACACCCACGCACGGTCAGGCTTGGCGCCCGGGATCAGTCCGGCGCGCACGCTCCTGCAGTGTATTTTTGTGCATGCGCAGCAGCGCAGCAGCCTCGACGAGGCCGAGCGTGCGCGGCGCATGCAACAGGGTCAAGCGTCAGCTCTTGAGTGCGTCGGCCACAGCCGCCACCGTCGCCGACTTGTGGCCGGTCAACTTGTTGAGGAACACGATCAGGCTGGCGCGGTCGGTCAGCACATCGACCTCGTCGGTGTCGATCTTGATCAGCCCGGCCTTCTTCAGCCGCGTGCGCGCCTTCGAGGCGTCGTTGGCGCTCGAAGCGAACTCGTGGAACACCTTGTCGTCAGCTTCGGTCGACACGAGGGTGGCGGTGGTTTTGTAGAGCTTCATGGTGGGTCAGGAGTCCAGATGGAGTTGATGTAGCGGCCAGGCGGAAAGCCTTTCATGGCCGCGAGGGGGACGGTGCTACCGCCGCCAGCGGCATCAAGACGTACCAGCGCGGCATCGAGTGGGCCGCCGCGAAGCGTGAACTTGAGTCTGACCACCGTGCGGGCGATGGGCTTCTTGCGGAAGGGCATCTTGGCGCCCACTCGGCCTGTGTAGATGCAAGTCCTGTTGCGTTGCCGCTTCATGTGCTGTCCTGAATCGGCGAATCTCGTCGAGTGCATGCTTGATGCTCTGTTCGGGGCTGGCCGGCGATGAGGGAAGAGTGATGCGCTGGCGAACTTGGCCGTGGACAACCGTAGCGAACAGATGCCCGACACCAGTGCGCGAGTCCACGGACTCGATGACGTAGCCAGCGAGCTTGGCTTTGCGCCTGAACTCACGGACCAGCTTGCCGGTGCTCATCAAGAGTTCCGTTTCTTGGTCGGCCGCAAGCGGCTGACAGCCATCAGCCGCATCGCGCGTTGGTGAAAGACAGACCCGGTGCGTGAGCGCTCGATGACGAACGCAGTGGCCTGGAAGGTGTTCTTGAAGCGCTTGTCGGCCGGGTAGACCAGCAAGTAAACGTGGACGTCGCCGTTGTCGATGATGTCGGCAAGACCCCACCCTTCTGTCGCGGCGCGCTGCTCGTCAAGCTCGGTCCACTGTTGCATTGGGTCTCAGACAGATCGAAAAAAAGAGAAACTGGCAGGCCGACCAGCGGCCCATGGTTTAGCGCTTGGTTACCGTGATGGTGAAGGCAGGCAGCATGATCACGATGGTGTTGCCTTCTTCGGTGATTTCGATGTTAGGGGGCGCGAAAGCAGCTTGTTCACCGTGAGCTGCTCAGCCTGTTGAACAGCTTCAGCGGCGGTCGGCTTGGGCGCCGGTTTCTGCGGCTTCCGCACGTACATCCAGCGCGCCCGTGTCCTGTCGTCCTTCGGCGCAGGAAGCCGCAGCACTTGGCCCTTGCGCCACATGTGGCCAAGGTAATCGGGCACCGAACAACCCGTCTTCGTCTCGTGCTGGCATCGCACCTCCAGAAAATCGCCAGTGTATTCAGCCTTCTCTGGCGTCGCGCGCCCCAAGGCGCCGATCTACCCTGCTGACCCGTTGGCCCCGGCGAACCCGCTGAGCCAGATACACCAGCAGTAGAGAAGTGCTGGTGATGCGGTACACCGCCGTGATGACACGCGCGGCGGTGAAGAGAGGCTGAAGATTCATGGGAGGGTGTGCCGGGTGATGGATTCCGCGATCTGCTTGCGGCTGACCAGCCGCTTGGTGAACGCTTCTGTGGTAAGCGGGGACTCCCAGCCCCGATCACCGTAGGGTGTACTGAACACCACGCCGCCGGCCGCGCAACCGACGATGACCCACACGTCGCGGCCGTTGTCGTAGCGAGCGCGCCCCCACTCCTGCTGAAGGCCGCTCAACGGTGACTCCTGCTTTTTCCCGCGCGGCGTGACCAAGTCGATGAGCGTGGTCGGCCGCTTGGGCACCAAGATGAACTTCCACTCGACCCAAAGGTCACGCTCGCCGTCGTACCAGTGGTCGAACGTGCCGCCCCGGTACGGGTTGGCCATCTTCTCGCGATGAAGCTGCGAGAGGGGCGGCAGATGCTTGTGGACGCTGGTGTAGAACGTGGTCTCAGGCTTTGCGGCCACGGGATTCCAGCTCGATCAGCAAGTCGATGTAGTGCTTGGCCTTCTCCAGGTCGGCCAGACCGCCTTTGGTCCGCCAGCGGCTCACGTACTTGATGACGTTGCCTTCGAGGTAGGGGATACCGTTCGCGTGGATGAACTCGACCGGCTGAATCTTCATGTCCTTGTAGTGATTGCCAGCCACCTGGACATCGAGGGCGTTGGGAGGCGCAAGGCCCATGTTCGGTTCCGACATCAGCGCCCTCTCCGTCAGGAACGACTGCAGAGGCTTGTTCATACCGCTGCCTTGAGTCGTGCGTGGATGGCCTGCACGTAGCGCGCCTGGTTGACGGCATCGCGCAGGGCATTGTGGTCGTTGACCGGTTTGGGCACGCGGTCGGCCCAGGGCAGCGATTTGTAGGTGCGCACACAGCGGGAGTTCCAGAACTCCCACGGGGCTTCCCAGCCCAGCTTGCGGTACGCGTGTTCCAACATCGGGATGTCGAACGACGCGCCGTTGCTCCAGACATACCGCTTGTTGTGCCCGAGCCACTCAGTCAGCGACGCAAGGGCGTTGTCCAACGACTGCTTGGGCTCGGTGAACACCGCTCGCGCAGCTTCGGACTGCTGCGTCCACCAGACAAGCGTGTCTTCCTGGATGACGCGGTCGAGGTCGAGGTTGCTGTCGATAGAGATGGAGGCATAGAAGCCAGCGTCGTCCATGCCGTCGCTTTCGAGGTCGAACTTGACGGCGCCGATGGACATGATCACCGCGTCTGCGGTGGTGCCCAGCGTCTCCAGATCGATCATGACGTGCTTCATGTAGCCTCGGGAAGGTTGGAATGAGGGCGCCCGTGGGCGCTTCGTAGTGCCCACGGGACGGATGCGTCAGGCCGCTTCGGTGCCAGACAGCGCGGCCAGATCGGCTTCGGCCTTGGCGCCGGCCTTGTTGGCGCCGGCAGCCACCTTGCCGCTGGTCTTCTTGGCGGCATCCAGCGCTTTGCCGGCGGCCTTCACGGCGGCATCGTGCGCCTTCTGAGCGTCGGCCAGCAGCTTGCCGGCGTCCTTGACCGCCTTGGCGTGCGCAGCCTCGGCGGCCTTCACGTCCTTGGCCGCGGTCTTCAGAGTCGCGGCGTGGCTGGCCACGTCCTTCTTCAGAGCGGCCTTGGCCGTGCGCAGTTCACCGGCGCTCATGATCTTGCTGGGGGTCTTTGCCATGGAATTTTTCCTTGAGTTGGCGGATGTAGCGCAGCTCGTGGATTCGGGCCGCGCGGGAAATCAGCCGGTTGATCACCGACCGACGGCGAAGGCTGCCCGCCTCAACTTGCAGGCAGTGCAGCACTTCTTCTTCAGTCAGCTCGCTCAGCACGTCGGTCAGGGACCGGAATGAACCGAGCGCCTGACGGACGTACCAGGTGCGAACCGACACGAACGATCAGCGGCGGGCCGCCACCTTCTTGGCCGGGCGCTGCGTGGGGGCCTGCCAGCTCGACACGTCAGGCTCGATCATCAGTAGCTCGCGGGCTTCGCCCTGGCGGGCGAAAGCCACGGCCACGTTCTCGTTGGGCTGCGGGTTGCCGAACTGCAGCTGTGGGTAGTCGACAGCGCCGCTCAGCTCGACCGTGGTGACGACGCCCACCGGCGGCACGCCGAAGGTGCGGGCCACCGACGCGACGTAGCCATCGAAGTTCTTCAGCGCGGTCGGCGAAACACCCAGCGTCCAGATGTCGGTGGTGTCGTCGGCCGCGGGCGGCAGCACGGCCAGCTTGCGGCCGTTCTTGCACGCCTTGCCCTTGCCATCGCTGCCCCA